AACAACTACCGTGGTGCAGGTGGCGGTGGTGGTGCTACTGCAATCAAATATATTGATGTCTCTGGTGTATCATCTGTCAACGTAACCTGGGGTGAGGGTGGTAACTACTCCAGAAATGGTGGTAGAGGTGCTAGTGGTGGCACATCCACATTTGGATCTTATTGCACAGCAACAGGTGGTGGCGGTGGTTATACCGACAACCCCTATGAAGGTGGACGTGGTGGTGAAGCAACTGGTGGAGATATTAACCTCCCTGGTGGTGATGGTGGTATGTCTCACGGATCATCTAACGAATATGTTGCAGGTGCATCATTCTGGCACCATGCAGGTTCTAACCACCATAACTCAAATGATGGCGCTATTAACACTCACGGTCAGTGGGGATCTGGCGGCGGTCATGGTCACTATTCTCAGAATGGTCACGCACATAACAACTCTGTCGGTGGCGGCGGTTGTGTAATCATCTACAAGTATTCCTGATATGTACGCTCTAGTCAACAAAAGAAACGGTGCTGTTTGGCAATTTGCTGCTGAAACATTTGAAGTGCATGAATCTCAGTCGTGGATTGATGTCCCCGATGATGTATTTGATGCGAATGTAGATCCTGCTGATTGGAAATACAACTCCGAGACGGAGATGGTGGAGAAAAAGAGATATGAAGAACCACCATACGATGCACTCAGACGCTTCAGATTCCCTGATTATGGTGAGCAACTAGATATGCTCTGGCATGATATGGATGAAGGAA